TATATGAAAAATTCAAAATGCATATTAGGAGGTTTATTAAGTTTATACTTAGCTTGGCTTACAATAAGTGGTAAAATCTTAAACTATATTTCATTTGCTGACCCTTTAAATGAAATGATGTTTTTTGTTTTTTGTTGCATAATGAGTATTTGTCTCTTTATATGTGTTGAGTTTAAAAAAATTTAAGATTTAGTTTTAGAAAGTGCCTTACGGCCACACATGCAACTATTTCCTATGTATATATGAAACCAAATAAAAAAGAATCAATATGAATTTAAACAGTGAAAACAAACAAGTAATACATGAAGTGTTAATGGCTGACATGCAAAAGCGATTGTATGAAGATTACTACACCTCAAGACGTGGTAAGGTAACACAAGTAACAGACGAAGATTATGATAATGAATTAAGTGTAATGGTTAACGAGATATTACATTGTAGTAGTATTAGTGATATAAATGATGTGTTAGTAAAGTATAATCATTATATGCCAAACGAATATCTTACGTTAGATGGTACATTGAATTATGTTATTGCTTTGTTAGCAAAATAATGTAAGTTACTAATTAACACTGTATAACATATGCGATGATTTAGTACTTTTTTTCTAGTATTAAATACATTGTTTTTATGTTGTTCTTTGATATATTGTAATGCATACTTACATAATGTGTGTATGTTAACTAGTATATTAGTATATAGAAATCTATGTATAGTTTGATATATAATTGTATAGTATTACATAATAGTGTATGTAAAGTTAAATAATTGTAAATCGAACTAGTCTGAACGTCGTCAATATTCATTATGAGTAAGCCAAACTTTTTTTATATAGCCTACCATCTACTTACGAACAGCATTGTTCATAAATAAAACAACAACTTCATATAATATATTTGGCTGTCTGAATGTTTGTTTGTATGAATTGAATGTGCAGTCTAAGAAAGACTTATGCGAGATAGTTTGGTTACCTGAAAGAGGGTTCGTATATTTACAACTGTAAATAATTAAAAAAATAAAGCATATGTACAGTTTAAATTGCAGTTACTACAAAAGAGAGTTTTCAAACATTAATGATTTAATTGATGATGTTACAGTTAGTGGAATGGATCCTAATTACGAAATAACATTTAATGGTAAACCAACAGGAGAAATGGCTGTTGATTTGTTAGTTTTTTAAAAGACTTATGCGAATTTGCTTGGAGAAGCAAGAGAGGGTTCGTATATTTACAGAGTAAATAATGATAAAAACAAACAAAAACCAAATTAAAATGACAAAATTAAACAAAATCCAAATTGAAGTAAAAAAAGAAGTTAAAATAGATGGTAGAACTAACAATACAGGTCGTCCAGTAAATAAAACATCTGAAAGACAAAAGCGTTTAGCTAAGCAAGCGTTTTATGCTGATGTAAATTCTAAGTTTAAAAAAGGAAATCAATTTAAAGTAAACAGAGGTGATTATAGTACGTATGCATACAAACCAAGCAAAGATGATTTAGGTTGTATAGTAAGTGAAGCAGGTTCGTTTGTATGTAATGTAAGTTATGTAGGACGTACTAAAGTACAAGGTTACACGTTCATATTAGGTAAGCGTGTAAATGTTGAATTGAACTTAAAAACGTTGCAATTTATAAAATAATTACTAACAATACAATAGTGTATGAATGCAAATCGTAATTGGTTTGCATTCGTAGTCTATCGATACGCTAGCATATGTTAGCATATTGATTGCGTATGGATGCGCCGCAATTGCGTGCCATGTACGTATGTGCACATACACGCGCAAGTTTGGGTGTATTTTCTCCTCGCTAACGATCTTTCACATCGAGCTCATATATACAAATATACCATATTACACTTACGTTATAATCATGTAATATTTAAAATTAAGGTATATCCTCATGTAGTGTTATGTATATGCAATAAAACATGTTTAAAAATGAAAGAAAAAAAGTTAGACATTTCTGCATTCCTCTATATTCTTATTATGATTACAGTATATACATTAGATATATAACACTGTAATTATAGAAAACACATACGATTAACCGCGTTATCCACGTGCATCTCCGCATGTTTGGTTCTTTTTTCCAAAAATCCCATTTTGATATAAGATATACAGATCCCAAAAAAGAGAATTTTACGGATCTTTTTCATCGAGCCTATTTGGATACCTCAGATATTTTTCGTATATTACCACATATGACAAAACGTAAATACAATGGGTGTGAGTTATCATCCCCACTATATAGAAAGATCGCGGCTGAAATGGCGCGAAATAAAAATAAAACATTAATTATTAACGAATATAAACCCAAACGTGGTAAACGCAGTTAAAGAATATATAATAGGAATTACCATACCATTATGGTTTCCAATTAAGAAAGCCGCTCGTATGTGGTTTCTTGATTAATGTATATACGTAGGACTGTGGGTGTGGGTAAAGAGCGAGAAACTGATTTAAAAAAATAATATGGCTGAAAAAGATATTCAACTAAAACAAGTTTTAAAAAGATTTCCTCCTGGTGATAGATGGACACCAATAGATAAAGAACAGCCTGTTTTTTCTTCTTTAACTGAAGGTATAGAATGGGTATTTCAACAAACACAAGAAACTAATTACGTAATCAAGGCTGCTGAAGGTAAGGTATTTATATATCATGAACAAGATATTGCCGAACCAGAACCAGAACCACCAAAAAGATATAATTTATATGGAGAATTTGAATAATCAAGGAAAAAGACCAGACCAATACAAAAACAGTACAAAATTTGCAGGGTATAGTATTATGGGTATGATAATTTTATTAATTATTATTACTTTATTAGGAGGATGTGCTACTCAAAATATACCTGAAAAATCTTGTTGTCAAAAAGAAGAAGTTAAATAGTTATGGATTTAAGAAACCAAATTAAACAGGAATTAGAAAAGAATCAACAAAGTCGTGGTTTTGGAGATACGTTTGAAAAATTTACTCGTTATACTGGGATTAAACGTTTAGTTAAATGGTGGTATGGTGATAAAGATTGCGGATGTGATAGAAGACAAGAATTATGGAATAAATGGTTTCCTTATAAACAAAATGAAGAATGTGGAAAATAACATATTTTAAAATTTTTATTGGATTAATATTTTTTTGTTTATTAGCTAAATGCTTAATAAAAGAAGAAATTAATTGTGGTTTAAGAGATACAATAGATCACAGACATGAATTAATAGATAGTTTATATAATCAATTAGATAGTTTATATAAAGTAATAGATACATTACAATGGGAAAAAAGTGTTTTTGATTATAATGTAACAGATAATACAAAAATCTTATCAGCATTAATGATGGTTGAAAGTAGTAATAATGATTCTGCACATGCCGTAGGTGAAGATGCAGTAGGTATACTTCAAATAAGAAAATGTATGGTTGATGATATTAATAGGATATTACAACGAAAAAAATCACCTATAAAATTTACATATGAAGATAGATGGTCTAGATATAAGTCTATTAAAATGTTTGAAATATATTGTAAACATTATGATTTAACAACTTATGAAGAAATAGCTAGATGTTGGAATGGTGGTCCTCAAGGTATAAATAACCCAGCAACAGCTAATTATTGGAAAAAAGTACAATATCAAATAAATAGTTAATATGATAAGCTCTAATTCTAAAGAAATTCTATATAGTCAATTAAATATATTGTTAGAATATATGGAAAATAACGATCAAAATACTGCTAAAGAATTCTTAGCGGATTTAATTAGTAAAGTATATTACGATCAGTTATAAAAGTATATATGTATTGGAAATGAAGTTTAATTAATCCAATACATTATCGACTTTGCAGCCTATATCAATTATTCATATTCCCCCTTCGGGAACTACCCAACATACTCTTCATGCTTGGGTAGCACATATAGATAATTTATGTGTAGGACATATCCATCTTCAAAGAGAAGCAAATAAAACAATTAAATTTTTAGACGCATGGGTACACGAAAATTACCGAAGACAAGGTATATATCGTAAATTATGGGACACTCGTTGGATATATGTTTCAGAACATTTTAAAAATTTTACAGTATATGCATGGTGTAAACCTATGTCATTACCCTTATTATTAGAAAAAGGATTTGAAGCTAGTGAGACTTGTGTATATGTTGAAAAGAAAATTGCAAAATAATTTGGAGAAGCAAAATATTTTTCGTATCTTAACGTAAAATAATAGATATGGAAAATAAATCTACATACTGGTTAAGTTACACACCTACAGAAAAATTTAATTTAATTGAATTAGCTCACACACAAAGAGCAATTTCTAATTTTGTAAAAATACTTACTAAAAAAGATATTCCTGTTGAATTTTTTCAAAATAATGATGGTGATTCATTAACAAATGGTAAAAAAATTACAATATCATCAACGATTAATATGCATAACATTGATAGTGTGGTAGGTTTAGCGCTTCATGAAGGAGCGCATTGTATATACACTGATTTTAAAGTATTAAAAAAACTAGCAAATCGTTTACTTGAAAAAAACTTAATGGGAGGACGTAGATGGATTGAAGCTTTATTAAATTTTATTGAAGATAGACGTATAGATAATTTAGTTTATAATAAAGCCCCTGGATACCAAAATTACTACAGATCAATGTATGAAAGATATTTCTATAGTAAAACAGTAAATCAGGGTTTAAAAGGTAAAGAATATAGAGAAGAAAATTGGGAATCTTACATGTTTAGAATTATTAATATGTTCAATAAAAATGCAGATCCTACAGCTCTTCAAATATTACCTACAATATATAAAACAGTTGATTTAAAAAATATTAATAGATTAAAAAATACTAAAGATTCATTAGAACTAGCTATTGTAATATATCAATTAATTGATATGCATTTTATTTTAAACCCCTCAAATAAACATCAAACACAAGAAAATAGAAAAAATGCCAAACATAATAAAACATCAAAAGAAGAAATAAAAAAAGCATTTAGTAAACAAGAAAACTTTTTAAAAGGGCAAATATCTAAAACATCTTTAACTAAAAAAGAACAAAAACAAGTTAAAGCTATTGGTAAATCAAATATTAATATCAAAGATATTAAAGTGTTAGAAACATCTTGTCCTGTACATGTTATTAAAGGTATCACACCTACTATTATTGAGTCAAATTTATATAATACATTTTATTTAAATGATCTTAAACATAGATCACAAGTAGAAGATGGTATTAAAATAGGTAAAAAATTATTACATAAGTTAAGAATTAGAAACGAACAAATAACATTAGCATCTAAACGTTTAAAAACAGGTAAAATTGATCCTAGACGGATTTATGCTGCTAATTTTGAAGATGATTTGTTTTATAAAATAGATAGATCAAATTATAAACCAATTAGTTTACATGTGTCAATTGATGGTAGTGGTAGTATGGAAGGTACAAAATGGCAACAAGTATTAACTAATACAATTGCGTTAGGTTATGTAGCTCTAAAAATGGATAATATTGATTTAACTATATCTATTAGAACATCAGGTGTAAATCCTAATTTATCGTCTAAAACAGCACATATACCATTATTAATTTTGGCTTTTGACAGTAAAAAACATACATTAAAAGATTTAAAACGATTAGCATATTATAAAGCTAAAGGATTAACACCAGAAGGAATGTGTTTAAACGCGTTAAATGAATATATCCCTAATTCATCTTATTATTTAGACAGCTATTTAATTAATATGAGTGATGGTTATCCAACATTTGAAGCTACAAAAGGTTTAAAATATAAAGGAAAAGATGCTATATTAGATACAGCTAAAGCCGTTAAAAATATAAAAAAGAAAGGTGTTAAAATATTAAGTTATTTTATACAGTCTAAAACAACAGTATTTAAAGAAAAAGAATTAAACGAAAATTTTCAAATTATGTATGGTAAAGAAGCATCATTTATTGATTCCAAAAATATAAATGAAGTTACTAAAACATTAAATAATTTATTTTTAGAAAAAAATCTAGTATCATGAGAGGAAGACCAGCAGAAAATATAACTAAAAAATTAAAATATAAATTAGAATTTGAAGATTCTATATGGTATTATGATGAAAATAAATTCCCTAATGGTCCTTATTTAGTAGAAATTATAGATTCTAAATTTGATAAATTAGAAAAGTTATATAATAAATTAGAACGTTTACAAAAACCTAAATATCATGAAAATGGGAGAAAAAAAAGAACAACTAAGGCTGACAAAACTGCGCTTGAAAGTGCTGAAAAAAAGTACTGGACAGAACATTATAAACTTTTTCCAGGAGACAAACCTAAAAAAAGAGGAAGAAAACCAAAAAAAAGATTATGAATATAGCACAGAAAGTTTTGAAATACTAAGTGATGATGAATTTCAGATAGAACAAATATTAATGGAGGCTGGAGCTTATGGTTTAAAAAATGAAGTAAAAACTCAAGCAGAATATAATATGTTAGAAGCTTCTATAAAAGGAACATGGCTTTCAAAATTAGATGCATACGTAAAAGCATATAATAAAGTAATAGGTAAATATGAGTAAACAAACAGAAGATACAATGTATGAAATTCATACAGAATTAACTGAAAGTGGTTTATGGCCAAAATTTAATAAACAACTTAAAAAAATGAATACTCAATTAAAACATAAATGGAAAACTCCTGTTGAAAAATGGGAATATGCTTTAAAACGAATAAAAGAAAAAAATGGATATAATTCTTGATGATTTTGAAAGACTAATTGATGATATTGAAAGAGATGATTCTTTAACAAAAACAGAAATACTTGAAACACTTTATAGGTTAAAAGAAGAAATTGAACAATATAAATTAGAAGAAACAAATAGTACTATTGATTGGGAAGATTTAGATAATTATTAATGATCGCTAGTAGTTATATTAGCTGCTTGTATGGACCCGGGTTCGATTCCCGGCATCTCCACAAAGGGGAATTAGCTCAGTTGGCTAGAGCGCTTGCTTTGCACGCAAGAGGTCATCGGTTCGACTCCGATATTCTCCACTAATATAATAAAGGGGATGACTGGTTTTGACAGCAAGATAAGGATATAACGAAGATCAATGCGTTAATCGGCACACAGATTAAACCGGTAAAAGCAGGTATATTTGCTACTTTAGCTGCAATTAGACTTTTGGGAACAAAAGAAATTGCTACTAAAGAACCAGTACTTGCGATGGCTGCCTAATAAGGTACCCATCACCAACGGCATAATGGAGTATACGTCGTAAAAACTCTAAGGAGCAGCCTAGGCTGCTCTTTTTTTTTTATATTTATCTCCGTATATTATAATATCCGTATATGAAAAAGATTTTGTTTTTAATCCTAGCATTAACTACATTAAATGCTTCCTCTCAAGAATGGAAACCCAAATTAAAAAAGGTTTTTAAATTTGCAACATTTTATGGTGCTGTTAATGGAGGTAATTCTATATCAGATGTAGATGTATTTTCAGTTACTAATGGTTTAGAAACAAATACAATAAAAACACCTTTTGATTATTCTATTGCTCTAGGTGTTAGAAAAATAGCAAGATTAGGATATGAAAATAGAGCTAATACATTCTACAATGGTACTGAAAATTCTTTTTCAGATAATGCAACTATAGGTAAAATTAAAGGATTTGAATTTTTATTTGAATTAGATTATACTAGACAACAAGGTATTAAGTTTTTAAATCAACAACATTTTTTAAGATATGTAGCAGATGATTGGATAACTAAAGTAGAATATATCCAAGATGGATTTGCTGATATAAAATATTTTGAAGCTTCACAAAGATATAGATATAAAATAGGTAAAAAATTATCTTTTAATGTAGGTACAGTACAAAGATTATCTGAACCCTATGGTTATGATCCCTTAGAAGAATGGTTATTATCAAATGGTAACTTACACTATACACAACTAGCGCTACAAGAAGGATATACTATTGAATTTGATGGTTTAGGAGGAGAAATTTATTTTGATCCTTCAAATAATATAGTAGCAGAAAATACTCAAATATGGGAGGGTGTAGTTATACCTCAAGTATTATCAAATTATACAGAAAAAAAACGAAACGAATTAAGTCAAACACTACAACATTCTATAGTTATGGGATTTGATTATTATCATTTTACAAATGATTTTTGGCTTCATAGTTGGGGTAATTTAATGCCCTACCATTTAGATAGAAATGATGAATATTCTTACCATAAATTTAATAATGGTCAATGGATAGATTATTCAGGTGGACTAATTTTTGGTTATAAATTTAATAAAAGTTTAGGGGCATTTGTAGAAGGAAAATATAATAAATATTGGAATAGAAAGTGGCATGACTTTTCATTTGGGGTAAATTACGTAATATTTTAAAAAAAATGACAAAAGAATTAAACGAAGAAACAACACTAAAATTAAGTATTAAAACATTAGGAGGAATAGCTGTATTAATTTTTACTCTTGTAGGTATGTGGTTTACATTACAAGCAGATATAGCTGAAGCAAAAGAATTACCTTTACCTTTAGATCCTGAAATTACACGTATGGAATATGATATGAAAGATCAATTAATACGTCAAACAATTATGACTACACAAGAAGATGTAAAAGAATTAAAAGAAGATATGGATCGTATTGAAGAAAAAATTGATAAATTAAGATAATATGAAAAAAATATTACTAGTACTATTATTTTTAGGACTATGTTTAATAGCTAAATCTCAAAGTATACCTCAAGAAGGATTAACAGTAATAGAATTTAATGCCCCTTTTTCAGGTACTAAATGTGAATATTTAGAAAAATTAAGTGATTGTAAAACATTAAGAATAGATATTTCTAAAGATCCAAAAATAGGACCTAAACATAAAGTAGTAGTTGTACCTACTTTAATTATTTTTAATAACGGAGAAGAAGTAGCTAGATTTCAAGCAAATATTATGATGCAACTTGAAACTACTAAAAAAGAAGTACAAGGAAAGATAGACGAAATTTTAATGGAATCCTTTTAACATGAAAAAATTATTATTATTTATATTATTATTGCCAACATTTTTATTAGCACAACCAGGACCACCACCAACAGATAGTTGGGTAAGATTCGCAGTACAATATGATTTTTATGCACCACAAGAATCTAATTTCTTTATGGTAGAAGATACAATATCAGGTGACACAGTAATGTTTCATCAACCAACGGTAGCACATGAATATTTAGATACAATTATAAACATAAACTCTGGAAATTACGTAGTTACTTTAACTGATAATTATGGAGATGGTTGGTTATCACAAAACCCAGCTTGGTTTAAAATGATGAATGATTGTCAAGGACCTATAATTAACTTTGATCCATTAACACTACAATTTTTTACTTTAGATACATTAGTTAATATATTACCGTGTGCACCTCCTATTATGGGATGTTTAAATCCGGATGCAGCAAACTATGATTCTACAGCTACAATATCAGATGGATCTTGTGTATATGAAGTTAGTTTTGTTTTAGATATGACTTATTATCCATATCCTTTTTTAACACCTTATGTAACTGGTGATTTTATTAATTGGACTGATTCTATGCCAATGGTAGATCCCGATGGTGATAATATTTGGGAATATACAACAACTCTACCACCAGGACAATATCTTTGGAAATACATGTTAGATAATTGGACAATTCAAGAATTACCACAATTAGGTCCAAATTCAGTTTGTTTTCAACCAGATGGACAAGGTTTTATCAATAGAACATTAAATGTAATAGATTCAGGAATTAATTTACCTCAAGTATGTTGGGAGTCTTGTTTACCTTGTGGTGCTGTTTTAGGTTGTACAGACTCAGTAAGCCCTAATTTTAACCCATGGGCAAATATAGATGATGGTTCTTGTATTACTATTCCTTCATGTTCAACAGGTCAAACACCTATTGCTATAGTAGTTATTCCCGATAATTATGGGGGAGAATTAAGTTGGAAATTGTTTGGTGATAGTGGACTTGTAGCCGAAGCACCTACAGGAACTTATTCAGGAGCTCAACAAGGATTACCTATTTCTACTTTTGTTTGTGTTGACACAAACCAACTTTATGATTTAGTAGTCGAAGATAGTTATGGAGATGGTTTATGTGGTACATGTTTTGGAGGAACTGTTGATGGTAACGTGGTAATTTTAGATTGTGATGAAAATATTATTTATAACTTACAAGACGATTATCCTGATGGTAATTTTAATTATTTAGCAACATCACCTCAATTTGAACCTGCAGTATGTGATTTGTATGTGCCCGTTGGTGGTTGTACTAATCCTTTATCAACAACATTTAATGTAAATGCTGATTTTGATGATGGAAGTTGTGGACCCCCAAGAACAGTAGGTTGTACAGACACAAACTCTTTTAATTATGATACAACTGCAAATACAAGTGAAAATATATTTGGATATTATACTTTAGAAATATTTGATGGAGCATCTGATGGGTGGGGAGGTACATGGTTAGGTTTACAACAAGGTGATTGGGTATCTTCACAATATAAAATGGGAGCTAATGATGGTAATAGTATTTCATTTCAAATACCATTAAATATATATGAACCAGTATCAGCATATTTGTTTGCAACTCCTCAATCAATAACTTCAATAGATCAAATTGCATATAAACTTACGGGACCAACAGGTGATACACTTATTGAAGTTCTTTATTGGGACGCTATCCCTTTTCCATATGTTTTAGAAGTTGAAGATTTACCAACATTTGGTAATGTATGTATTCCAGTAATATATGGTTGTACAGATACATCAGCATTAAATTATATTCAACCAACAGGTGATCCTTTAATAGATGTAAATACTGATAATGGAAGTTGTATTTCAATAATGTATGGTTGTACTAATCCGTTAGCATTTAATTACGATTCATTAGCTAATACAGATGATGGTACATGTGTCGCAACAGTATATGGTTGTATGGATACATCAGCTTACAATTATAACTCTTTAGCAAATGTATCAGATGGTAATTGTATATATTTAGGTTGTACAGATAATATTGCTTGTAACTATGATTCTAATGCAAATGTAGATAATGGAGGATGTACTTATCCAATTCAATATTATAACTGTTATGGAGTTTGTATATTAGATACAGATGGTGATGGAGTATGTGATGAATTAGAAATTTTAGGATGTACTAATCCTTTATCAATTAATTTCAACTCAATTGCAACTGATGATGATAGTACATGTATTCCATATGTGTATGGCTGTACCGATTCTACAATGTTTAATTATTCTATAACTGTTAATACAGATGATGGTTCTTGTATTCCTTATATTTATGGTTGTACAGACCCAACAGCATTTAACTATGATGTAAATGCAAATACAAATGATAGTTCTTGTATATCAGTTGTAATTGGATGTATGGATCCTACAATGTACAACTTTAATCCAAATGCAAACACATCATCAGGAAATTGTATCCCTTACATTTATGGTTGCACAGATAGTACAGCATTTAATTATGACCCTTTAGCTAATACTGATAATGGAACTTGTCAAATAATTATTTATGGTTGTACTAATCCAATTGCATTAAATTATAACCCACTAGCAAATACAGATGATTTATCTTGTATATTACCAATTTACGGATGTACAGATTCAACTCAATTTAATTATAATCCATTAGCAAATACAGATAATGGAACATGTATACCATTTCTTTATGGTTGTACTAATCAAAATGCTTTAAATTACGATCCAAATGCAAATACAGATGATGGTAGTTGTATTTTACCAATTTACGGATGTACAGATTCAACAATGTGGAATTACAACCCTTTAGCAAATGTTGATAATGGATCTTGCGAATCTTTTATTTATGGTTGTACTGATCCTTTAGCATATAATTATAATCCTTTAGCTAATACTACAGATAATTCATGTTGTTTAATTGCAGGATGTACAGATTCTAATGCTTTAAATTATAATGAGTTTGCTTGTTATGATGATAATTCATGTATAGAAATTATCTCAGGATGTACAGATGTGTCAGCTTGGAATTATGATCCCTTAGCTAATGTTTCTGATTCAACAGCATGTTTATATAATGCTGGTTGTTATGGAGGACCCGGAGTACCATATTGGTTAAATGATGGATGTTATGCTTGGGTAATTGATATAGATGATTATTGTTGTACCACAGATTGGGATGCTTCATGTCAATCAATGTATAATTACTGTCAACAAGGATGGCCAACATCAATTGAAGAAGCAGAATCGGGAACAATAATAGTTTATCCAAACCCAACACAAGATATATTAAATATAGATACTAGATTAATAGTAGATATAGAAGTACATGATATGATGGGAAGATTAATTACATCTAAACAAAAAACAAAAAGAATAGATTTAACAAATACACCTAAAGGAATATATAATTTATCTATAATTTATGATAAACTTAGAATAACTAAAAGAATAATAAAACAATAAACAGCTTCTAAAATAATTTTATATTTATTACAGAATAATACATTATACACATGGCAAACGATAAATTTTATGGGTATAACCCAAAAAAAGAAAAACCTTTAAAAACCCAGGGACAAATATATTCAGGGGCAGAAAAATCAACTAGAAAAGGTCAAGTAACTCATGGCACTTATGCTAATATAGGTAATCGTTTAGATAGAGTTAATCCATATGAATTTAGAAAAGGCATGGATCATGAATTAACTCAAATGGGTGTTTCTAGATTAGCAGAATCTACAGTAGAAGAAAGAGAAAAAGCTACAGAATCTGTTCTTAAAAATTTAGAAAGTAAACACCCAGCATATTATTCAGCTTTAATTCAATTTGAAAGAGGAATGAGTCAAGGTGGGCAAATTAAAGAAACTACATTTAATAAATTCTTAGAAACATATTCTAGAGGCCATGGAGACGGAATGATGTCAGTAGAAAAAGAATTTAAAGACGATAAAATGGTAGAATTAAAAGAATCTATAAAAGATCAAATAAGAAAAAAACTATTATCAGAATGGAAAATATCTGAACAAAAAGAAGATGAAGAAGATGAAGATATAACTGATAAAAAATCAAAAACAAGAGCTAAAAAAGCAGCTAAAGGAATGGCTCGTTTTGAACAAGAAATGGATGCTATAAAGGCATTACTATATGGACAAGATAAACAAGGAAATATAGGAACTGAAGACGAACCAATGAAAGGTAGCTTAATTGCTTTAAAAGATAAACACTTAGACGTATATAAAGCAGATAAAGATATTGAAAAATATAAAAAAGCTATTACACTACCAGATGCTATTATTAAAAAATTAGAAAAACATACTGAAAAATTTGGTCAAACAGAAAAAGGACTAGGTAATAAAGTTACTCTTGATGATATTAAAGGTGATAACATTCCAGCAACTATTAAAAAATTAGAAGCTAGAATGTCAGACATTAAAAAAGAAGAAGAAGAATTTTTATTAGAAAAAAATAATGAAAAAAATGAAATAGCATCTACTGATATGACTAGAGCTAATCATTTAAGATTACTTGAAATAATTAGATCACATGGTATTTCTCTTAGAGAAGGAAAAGATTCAATAAAAATATATTACGAAATAGCTAAACAAGCTTATTTAGAAGGATTATCTAAAGGACTTAAATTATAAACTATGAAACTATCAGTACTTAAAAACATTATTAAAGAAGAAATTACAAAACTTCAATACAAACAACCCCTTAATGAAGATATGGGAGCTTGTGCACAAATGTTTGATACAGGTGATATGCCTGGTGGTTATAATCCTAATGCTTGGAGAGTAGGTTTTGCAAAAACATTGGGAAAAATATATTTTAAGGGAGCAGCAAATGTTCCTGATGCACTTATGCAAAACCCATATGCTAATTTTCCTTCAACTGCTGAAATTCAACAAAACCCACAAGGACAAACAAAAGCTTGTACTTTTTTACAAGGTAGAATAAATGGATGGCAAAGTAAATTAAATAATGCAGGTCCTAAACGTAAAAACATGCTAAATGATAGAATAGGATTAGCTAATTGTATGATGATGAATGCCTTTTATTGTTAATAATTATATAAAAACGTTATGATAAAATATTTAAAAAATTTATGGAATGCTCTTTGGAATTCAACAGATGTAGATGAAAAAGCAGAAGCAGCATTAAAAGAAGTAAAAGCTAGAATAGCTGAAATGAAAAAAGAATTAGCAGATGTTAAAGCAGCTGCTAAAAATACAGTTGCACAAGCAAAAGATGTTGTAGATGCAGCTAAAGGAAAAAAAAGAAAAGGACGTAAACCTTATAAACGTAAAAATAATAATAACTCCAAAAAGTAAAAAAATGAATTTAAAAGAATTAAAATCAATGATAGCTGAAGAATATAATAAATATTTGGAAGAACAAGCAGCTCCAAATGTAGCCGTATCTGACGCTGATGTAGATGCAACAGGAGGTGATGAAGATGCAGAAAAAACACTCCGTGATATCTTTGAAATGTTAAAAGATTATTTTGAAGGTGATAACACTGCAGGTGCTGAAGATGATGATGAAGCACCAAAAGATGAAGCACTTCAAGAAAGATTTAAAAAATTAGCCAACATACTTAAAGGTTAAAAATTTATGACTCTTAATGAGTTATTGTTAGAGTGGTCCTATAGAACTCAAAAGGGATATCCATCTTTGGATAACCCTTCTGATGTCTTTATTCTAAAAACTTTATTAGAAAAATTAAATTTACCATCAAACACTATCATTGATAGAATGTCTGAAGCTTCTTTAAACCCAGGCGAGTTAAGAAAAGATCGTACTCCTAATAGAGCTGAAACTTTTCTTAAAAAAATTGAAAATGATGAAGAATTTGAATTAATGGATGGTTCTATGATTACTATAGATAAAGAACAATCAGCTGATTCAATACAAAAATTAAAAGATAAAGACTTTAATAAACTAATTTTTACTGATACTACAGGTAAAAAATTAAAATTAAATCAATTTAAAAAAACTAAAGAATTTGGAGCAGGATCAGGCGCTGGAGGTGGTACTGTAGATACTAGAATAATGGAATCAGCACATTGTTTTGGTTTAGCTATAGCATATTATGTTAAAGGTGAAAAAATTACTAAAGATGATTTAGTTAGAGAAAAGTTTGAACAAGCTCAACCTCATGTAGATGTAGATGCTTCTATAGATGAAATAGAAGAATTTTTAGAAAGAAAACCTTTATGGTATGAATCTACAACTAAATCTGTTAATCAAATTTATGATTTATTTCCTAATAATAATTTTAAATTTCATAGAGGTTCTGAAAAAATAAAAGACATATATTTAGCTTGGCAAACAGCTAAAAAAGAAAAAGGATTAAAATTGATGGATGATAAATGGAATCCAGCTGATATATGGTTAATATCTCCTAAAATAAATAATGTTTCATTTTCAAATAATTTAGAAATATTAAATGGACAAATTTCTAGTTTTTATGAAGATAGTGATTTAATTGGGGTATCATTAAAAATGATAGGTAAAAAAGCTAAAGCAACTTCAAAAGTATTTGGTGATCCTAATATACCCCCTGGAAATGAATACAAATACGAAGGTTATAAAACCACAGTTAAATCATCTACAGTTGAAATTCAATATACTGGTGGGTCTATAACATGTAGAAATTTTAGTGTTGAAACTGGATGGTCTACAGAAATAAAAGGAAAAGCAGCCCAAGGAGGTAAATGTGGCCATACAGGAGTAAATGATATTTTAAAATTAAATAATGTATTACAATTACCTCTTCAAAAAGATACATTAGCTGCTTTTAAAATTAATGACTCCGAATATTATAATAAATTTTATTATTTATTTGATAGATTTGTAGAAAATATAAATGATAAAGATTTTAAAAAGTTATATGATGAAAAACCACTTTCTTGGAAAACATCTAATTTTATGGGATTAGAATTTTTAGAACGTTTAGAAGATAATCCAGAACAAGCAGATGAAATTCTTAACGATGTAATGCGTTATGCTTCATCATCAACAAAAATATCCTCTCAGTTTATAAAAATATCTTAAAATGGATGGAAAAACCAGACGAATTTAAAAATATACACCGCTCAGGAACTAATATAATGTCATTTTTTGATGATAATGATAAAGAATATAATTTACAAAAACAACAATCTGCAGCAGATTTAAAAAAACAAAAATATTTAAAAAATATTGAGTTATTAAAAGAACTTATTGAAAAAAAAGGAATAAAAGATGAGTTAAATCGTATAATAGCAATTGGTTATTTAATTGAAACAACAGATTTTCTTAATTTAGAACCTGACCGTAAAAAAATATTAAAAAAAAATATGACTTGGTGTAATCAACTTTATAAACAATACATAAATGAAGATTAAAAATATTGAAAAATTTTTAGAGGATTATTATCCTAAAAAAGAAAAAATAAAAAGAACAAAACCTCGTAAAAAAGATTTGGTTTTTATAGATAAAAGTCATATAGTAAAACAAAATAAAAAATAAAATTATGGCTTACGAAAGACAAATAAATGAACATTTAGATAGATTAGACCAATCTTTTGCACGTTTACATACAATGATTAAAAGAGGTGAAAATAAAGCTGCTAGTCGTTATATGTTAGAAGGAGAATTAAAAGACCGTTTTGAAGATCTTAGAAATATAATAAATATATCCCATTCAAATAATTATGGGGCTAGAGATGTTCAAAATACACGTCCACTTTAATAAAAAATAAGTTATGTTATCAGCAGAAAAAATCCAATCAAATTGGAATAGGTATATTACTGAAATAAAAACTAATATATCTAAAGAAAGAACAAATATATTAATTCCCTTTTTAGAAAAATATAAAGAAAGAATGATGATGATGCCCGCATCAAGTAAAAATTGGCACCATTCAGCATTTGCAGGGGGTTATGTTGATCACGTTTTACGTGTATATGACTGTGCAAATGAATTATATAAAACGTGGAATAAAATGGGTGGTGATATATCTACATACACCGTTGAAGAAATGCATTTTGTTGCTTTATTCCATGATTTAGGCAAGATGGGTCAACAAGAAGGTGAATATTATCAATTAAATGATTCACAATGGCATATTGATAAATTAGGTCAAGTTTATAAATTTAATACTAATATTCCCGCAATGAAAATACCAGAACGTTCTTTATTTTTATTACAAGAAATAGGATGTAAAGTAAGTCAAAATGAATATATTGGTATTAAAATACATGATGGTTTATATGATGAGAGTAATAAGTTTTATTTTATGTCTGGTATGAAAGAAACAAAATTAAGGTCACATTTACCATTATTAATGCACCAAGCAGACCATATGGCAGCTCAAATTGAATTTGAAATTTGGAATAGCACTACAAATTCAATACCTAAACAATCATCTAAACCTAAAAACGGTAGTAAAGGTGATAAAACATTAAGAGCAGCTAAAAAAGTTAACACAGAAAATAACCCGAATCTATCTAAAGCAACTATTGATGTTATAGATTCATTCTTTAAAGATTAATTATGATTACCCTTAGCATTATATTGACAATAGTATTAACATCTTCTTTTTTTATAATTAGAAATTTAATAATTAAAAATGAAAGATTAGAAGATTTTATATCAAAACAAAGTGAAGCTATAGAAGCATGTGATCGAAGATTAAAAGAATTAGATAATAAAAATATCTTTTATGCAGATGATGAAATAGGATGGTTTTTTGAAGAACTTAAAAAAATACAAGAAGCTTTAAATGAATTTACTTTAAAATAATTTGTAAATGTTAAAGAAAAAAAGAGGTAGAAAACCATCAAAAAAACAATATTTTACATCAGATGTAGATGCTGCTATACAAGAATATTTAATTGCACCTAGTCAAGAAAAAAGAGACGATATTTACAAAAATCGTATTCACTATGCTTTTTATAAATTAGCTGAAAATTTAATACATACATTTAAATTTTATTACACAGAAGTAGAGTCCTTAGAAGATTTAAAACATGAAGTAGTTTGTTTTTTCTTAGAAAAACTAGATTATTGGAAACCCGAAAAAGGATCTAAAGCATTTAGTTATTTTTCTATTGTAGGTAAAAATTATCTTATATTATATAATAATAATAATTACAAAAAGAAAAAACAAAAAGCAGACCCTTTAGCAGCTGATGAAGATGAAGGAGTACTACGCCAATTAGGAAGAGATGAACGTAAAAAAGAGCTAAAAGATTTTATAGACTATTTTACAGAATATGTAGATAAAAATATGTTTACTATGTTTAAAAAGGATCATGATAGAAAAGTATGTGATGCTGTAAATATATTATTTAAACGTAGAGAAAATTTAGAAATATTTAATAAAAAAGCTCTTTATATTTATATAAGAGAAATGACAGGAGTAGAAACTCCTGTTATAACTAAAGTAACTAAAATATTAAAAAAATTATATAAAAAATTATATGATGAATATATTGAAACTGGTTACGTAAAAGTTTAATTTTTCCCATATTTATAATAAAATAGTATGGATCCACTAAATCAAATATTATTCGATGATAAAACATTTAGTGATTTACTAAAAGAAATTCATGGTAATCAAAAGAAAAAAGCTAAACAACTAGCTCAACTTATTGCAGAATTACGTCCTTTAGTACAATCACTAGGTGATGCTACCGTTGTAGTTCCATTAATAAAAGAATATATGGAAATTAGTGTTAAAAATGATGATGCTTTATTAAAAATGGCAGCAGTTGTTCAACGATTATCTACAGGTACAGTAAATTCAGGTGATGGTGGATTATTAACAGAAGAAGAAATGGCTCAACTTCAAGATTTAACTGAAGAAATAGCTAAAACTGTTGAAAAACCAAAACAAATAGAAGCACCAGACCAAAATGAAACTAGCTAGAGTTCAAGAAATAATAACAGATAAAGAATTACAAGAAAAATATTATAATTTTTATGGAAAAGAAAATTCTATAGGATCTATTTTATTTACATTTATAGATGACCCTACCCCAGTAGATTTTGATTGTTCTAATTGTAAACTAGCTAAACCTTTTAATTATAATATATCACATTATCCCGTACCAGGTGAATTAGTTCATGTTACTATAGAACCTCATGAAGATTATAATAAAACAGGTAAAAAAATTTATTATTATCATCCTCCTATTTCTATTTATCAATTACCTACTAGTGATGCTTATCCTGATAGTTTAGATTCCAATAATGAATTTTATAAGGGACAGTATTTTCCGGATCCTTCTATTATAAACCCTTTACTTCCATATGAAGGAGATATTACGATAGAAGGTAGGTTTGGACAATCTATAAGATTTGGTTCTACTATAGACAATAATAAAGTATCAAAACCTAATAGATGGAGTAATGAAGGGGCTATAGGAAATCCTATTACCATCATTAGAAATGGACAAAGTTCTAATTTAAAAAATATAGAGGGAGGAGAAAGAATATTAGAAGATATAGATGGAGATCATTCCAGCATGTATCTTTGTTCTGATCAGCAGTTATCTAATTTTCAACCAGCTTCATTGCATGATGAATCATATGGTCAAGATATATTTAAAGAGATACAAAAAGAAGAACCAGCAATATCTGATACTGAAATGACATCAGATGTAAAAGAAGACATAGAATTAAATAGAGCATCTAATTTACCTGCAGAAGAGTTACAACAAATAGAAGAATCTATAGAGGATACAGAATTTGCATATTATGAAATAGAAGGAACTTCATTAGAAGATTTAGATAGTGATTTCTTTAAAGGTGCTGATGATTTAGAAATACCTAGTAGTTATAATATACCAGATAATATTAATACCGAAGATTTATAAAATGGCATTAGATTTTAGTTTTAAAGAATATTATGTATCAAATAGAGCAAATGCAAAAGGAATAGATAATTTTCCAGGAGTAGATAGTTTTAAAGGAACAGAATTTTCTTTTGCTAAAATAAAAAGTAATTTACAAAAAGTACATTATAATATTGTAGATCCCTTAAGAAAAGCTTTTCCCCCTTATACTAACGCAGGAAATAAAGATATATGGATTACATCAGCATATAGATGTGAAGCTTTAAATAATGAAGTAGGAGGAGTAACAAATTCACAACACAAATATGGTTTAGCTATTGATATTTTTAGTGTATCTCAAAAAGCCTCTTTAATATGGAATTGGTGTTATCAAAATTTACCTGCATACCATCAATTAATTTGGGAATATCCTGAATTTGGTGATTTTGTTGATGGAGCTAGAGATCCATTAACATGGATTCATATTTCTTATGTTGAAGAAAATAATATAAAAGTTAATTCAATAGCAACACAAAGAGAAGATTTACATGAAATGTATAAAGCAGAAGGGACAAGTAGAAATGGAGATTATACTCATGGCATTAAAATAGCAGATCAAAATTTAATATAATGGCATATATACCACAAGCACCAGGATCATATCAAGGAAATCAAGTACTAATTAACTCAGATAGATTAATTTTTAATGCAAAAGAAGATAGTATTTTATTATTTTCTGATAAAGCTATAGGTTTTAGTACTAATGGTAGTTTTCATTTTGATACTAGTTCAGACGAAAATGAAAGTAAATTTGTAATAAATTCTCCTAATATTTATTTAGGTTTAGAATTTGATAATACATTACCAGAACAACCAGCAGTATTAGGTGATGAATTATTATCGTCTTTAGTAGAAATATTAGATTTAATAGCAAAAATATATCAAGATTTATCTTTTAATATATCTTTTATATCAACAACACCTAGTACTCCTACAGGATTAAATCCTTCTAATTATAGTATAATGCAAAAAAGAATGAGAGAAATACAAAATGTTAGAAATAATTTTGAATCATTTAAAAGTCAAAACACTAAATTAGTATAATATGTCAACTCAAAGTATAAAAAATATAATATCTTCTCAATTAGATTCAGTTTTAGTAAGAGCTAAACAAAAAGTTAAAGATGAAGGAAAAAAGAAAATCATAGAATTAAAAAAACAAATCCCTACACCCCAACAACTAACAGAAAAACTTAAAGTAAATATAAATAAAGATGCTTGTAGTGTAGAAGGAGCTAATAAATTTCAAGATAAATTTACAAAAATAGATAATAGATTAAAAATAATAGAAAATCAAACTAGTAGTGCCTTAGATACTCTTCAATCAGTAGTCC